GAAATCATCTATTACAAGAATATTCAACCTGTAGAAAGATCAGAATCTACAAACGAGACAGTAAGACTTATAATAAGGACTTAAAGGTTTAATGAGCGAATTAACAACTGACCTAAACAGAGAACCATATTACGATGACTTTGATGAAGAAAAGAATTTTCATAGAATTCTCTTCAAGCCTGAGACTGCGGTTCAAGCACGTGAAATAACACAAATTCAATCTATACTTCAAAATCAGGTATCTAGATTTGGTAATCATGTATTCAAGGATGGTTCTGTAGTAAAAGGTGTAACTATAAACTATCGACCTAACTTTGATTATGTTCATGTTTCTGATCAGTTCAATGATGAAAATCTTGTAAATGTTTCGGAAATCTCTCCAGAAGTATTGATTACTAACTCTACTGATAGCGATACTGCTGTTCGAGCAATAGCCAAAGTAACGGTGAATGGTTTTGAAACCACGTTCCCTAATACAAACCGACTTTATCTAAGATACGTATCTACAGGTAAAGATGATTCTAATAATGATGTGTATACTTTTGGTGATTCTGATACGCTATATATCTTTAATGAAAATCAAAATAAATTAGGGTCACTAGATGCTAATAATATCACAGATTCCATAGATGTTCTGTCTTCCAATGCAGTAGGTCAAGGTTATGGTATATCTGTTTCTGATGGTATCATCTATCAAAAAGGTCATTTTGTAAGAACAGAAGCACAAACAGTTATTGTTAAACCATTTGATCAAGAAGTGTCTAACTTTGTCTGCGGTTTTACTACAAACGAAGAAATTATTACTGCTATCAAAGATAATAGCCTGTATGATCAGTCAGCCGGTTTTTCTAATTTCAACGCTCCGGGTGCCGACCGACTAAAACTTACCCCATTACTGATTTCATTTTCTGAAGAAGAATTTGAAGAAGTCGCTGATCCTGATTTCTTTCCTATTATTCAGTTTGGTACGGACAACGAAGCCGTTCAACAAGAAAATGACACAATCTATAATAAACTAGGAGATGAATTTGCTCGTAGAACATCTGAGCAGCATGGTGATTTTTATATCAAACCATTTCAGATCGAAGCAGTGCCCGCTAGATCAAACACTGAAAATTTCTTTTCTTATCAAGTATCGCCCGGTATTGCATATGTAAATGGTTATCGTGTAGAGTACGTTGGATCAACACGCGTGTCTGTTCCTAGAGCCCTTGCTACGGCAGTATCTCAAAATCAGATTATTACTGCAAACTATGGAAAATATGTAGTATGTAATGAGTTCTTGGGATCATTTGATCTTGATAACCTTGGTGAAGTCGAACTATATGATACACCACAAACAAGTATTTCACAGTATGAAGGCATTTCATCTGCACCTTCCGGTACACTGGTAGGCCGTGCCAATGTCAAGAGTGTGATCTATAATTCAGGTGATAAAGATAAACCTGATGCTGAATACTTGGTTTACTTGTTCAATATTCGTATGGAGACAGGTAGATCATTTTCGAATGACGTAAAGAGTCTTTATGCTTCTATTCCTAGGGCGTTCAAGGCAGATATTGTTCTTGAAAATGGGAGAGCTAATCTTAAAGATTTAGCACGTCAAAAACTGGTATTCAGAACAGGACTTGACGGTATCAGACGATTAACCGATGAAAATGGTAATAATGATACAAATTACATTTATCGTCAGACATCATCTGCGACACTACAATCTAACGGTGTTGCAACCTTTACTATAAATACTGCGGCTCCCGGCGCAACCGAAAGTCTGGCCTTTTCAGTAGGACAACTATCTGATGCACTGGAAAACGAATTTAACTTTACTTTTTCACAAAATGCCTTTACTCAAAACCTATCAGGGACTATTGAGGTTCAATCTGGTAATACTACCCTTCTAGGTTCTGGTACTTCGTTTGATACAGATTTTTCCGATAATGACCTTATTCGTATCAATATAGATGGTTCATCTTTCCAGCTTAGACGTATCGTAGGCGTTGTTAACTCTACAGTTATGGAAATCGATACTGATATTTCCGATGCCAATGCTTCAGCTAATTACCAAAGATATTTCGTAGATGGCCAGACACTTGACTTGTCTGGACCGGACGGAACAATCACAATTCTTAGTAACACACAATTTACTGTTGCTACAGGTCTCGATTTTGACTCCGGAACGCAAACTCTATTTGGACAATATCCAGTTCAAAGAAATACTGCCCTAGGTGCTCGTAAACAAATTCACAAGGAACGTCTGGTAAAAATTGATCCAGATTCCAATTCTAATGGACTTCAGGGTCCATGGAATCTTGGTTTTGTAGACGTTAATCGTATTCGTAATGTTTGGGTAGGTAGTACTTATGCAAATACTAATCCTGATAGATTAGATTGGTTCCAGTTAGACAATGGACAGAGGGATGAATTCTATGAACATGCTCGTTTATTCGTTCGTCCAGAACATAGTTCAAAGATAACATCATCTACAAAAATTCTAGTAAATCTGGATCACTTTACTGCAAATACTTCGGCTGGTGTTGGCTTCTTTTCTGTTGATTCTTATCCTATTGATGATACAAACACTGCAAACACAACTGGAATAACCACGGCTGAAATCCCTATATTCAATTCTTCGGACGGTAGAAGAATCGACTTAAGAAACGCAATCGATTTCCGTCCTGTCAAATTCAACACTGCGGCTTCGATCAATACTTCCGATCCTGCTAACACAAGCATTTCGGAAAATCCCGTAGGATCAAATAACAGTTTTGACACTGCAACGGGAGGTCAATATCTTGCAGACGTAGACTCTCGTTTCGTAGCCGACATTGAATATTACCTTCCAAGAATCGATATGATCACCATATCCAAGGAAGGTGATTTAAATGTAACGCAAGGCGAACCAGAAGTCAACCCTCGCACACCATTTGTTGAAGGTGATGTTTCTGCTATTGGTACGGCTTATGTTCCACCATTTCCTTCTCTTCATCAAAGAGAAGCCGAGCAATTCAATCGACGTGATTTAAAAGTTCGTGTAAATCTACAGGGCAATAAACGTTACACGAAACGTGATATTGGTAGACTCGAAAAAAGAATTGAACGTCTCGAATATTACACTGTTTTGAATGCTCTTGAACAGCAAGCCAAAGATTTGACTATTCCAGATGCAAACGGCCTTGATCGTTTCAAAAATGGTATTTTTGCTGATCCGTTTAATTCGCATAATATTGGACGAGTTAATGATTTTGAATACAAAATCGCCATCGATAAAGATGAAAACATTGCACGTCCATTCTTTAAGAAACATGCTGCTGATTTCCAGTATGTTTCTGCTCTTTCAACAGGTGTCGTAAGAACGGGTCCATATATCACAAGAACTTATACTAATGAATTGTTTATCAAACAAAAATATGCAACCAAGTTCCGCAATGCCACAGAACTAGAATGGCAGTGGAATGGTCAAGTATTCTTGTATCCAGATAACGATCATTTTAGTGATGAAAGTCAAGCACCAAATATTAATGTTGATTTAGATTTTGCTACACCTTGGGAACAATTTGCAAATTCACCATTTGGAACAATTTATGGTGATTGGAGAACAATAGCCGAAACTTCCAGAACGGATATTGATAACGCAATTGATTTTCGTGCTGGTGGAGATACCATAACAGAAACTACGACCACGACTACTAATCAAAGAAGAACAGTTGATAATATTGACGTTAATACACTCGTTGAACAGTATGATCTAGGTTCTTATGTGTCGGATTTTTCTATTCAACCATATATGCGTTCTAGAGAAATAGCATTTGTTGCTACGGGTCTAAGACCTAATACTAGAATGTATATGTATTTTGACAGTGAATCTGTGACAGAAGATTGTGCTCCGGGTGAAAGATCAGGTATAGAAGAATTTTCTGAAGGTAAAGAAGATCGTATAGTGCATCGAATCGGTAACTTTGGTGATCCTATCTTTACTGATTCAGATGGAACTATCATCGGTAAATTCCGTCTTCCTGACAATACCTTTAGAGTCGGTGATCGTAAATTTCTTATAACTAACGTAGATGACATTATTTTTGGTGAAGATGCAAAACTTTCAAAGGCAGAAGGTGTGTTTACCGCATCTAATGTTTCTGTTACCAAACAAAATACAACGATTACTACTAGACAACCTAGATTGGTCTTTTCTAGTAGTAACGAAACACAAACTCTCACTAATACTGATACAAGAACTACATTTGTTCCTTGGCCACCACCACCGCCACCACCGCCTCCGGCACCACCTGCGCCTCCGGATGACTGGATTATCGAAGAAGATCTGATGGGAGGCGACGGTGGAGCCGGTGACGGTGGTGATGGTGGAGCCGGTGACGGTGGTGATGGTGGAGCCGGTGACGGTTGCCCAATATCACAATCATTTCTTGTTAGAACTCCTTCTGGTGTTTCCGGAACATTTATGTCTCAACTAGGACTATTCTTTAGAAGTAAAGACCCTAATCTTGGTGTTACTATCTATGTTATGGAAATGCGTGCTGGATATCCAGATATCAATTCTATACTTGGAACTGCTTATCTAAGTTCTGATCAAATTAATGCGCCCGGTGGAACTACTCAAGAAGAAACAGTGTTTACTTTTGATTATCCAATTTACTTGTCTAAAAACAAGTATTATGCGTTCATGATCTTTCCTGATTCTGTTTCTCCGGAATACACTTTCTGGTTATCAGAACTTGGCGAATTAGATGTTGAAAGTGGAGTACAAGTATTCCAAAATCCTTCGGCTGGTACTGCTTTCCGTTCTGCTAACCAGTATACATGGACCGCTCTACAAGATGAAGATGTGAAGTTTAATCTCTATCGTGCAGACTTTGATATTGGAGCCGGTACGGCAATATTCCAAAATGAAGATGATGAATACATTACTGTTGATGGTTTTGAACGCGCAAATTCAAATATTGGTGTTCAAATTGGACAAGTTGTATATACCGTAAACGCTTCTTCAAATAACACTCTTGTTGGTAATAACGATCCGTTTGGTGTTATTCAAAGAGTAGATGAAGCAAATGGTTATATTGAACTGGATTCGTCTAGAGGTGGTTTTGCAGAAGATGACATCATTCGTATATACAGTGTTAATGATGAAGAAGATGAAACACAAATCACGTCAAGTAATCTTGTAGCAACTGCTAATATTGAAGATGTTATGAATCTTCCTTATCATGCTGTGGTTCCTAGATTTTCCACTATCAAACCTGAGAGAACTTCCATGAATTTCGCTTACAGGGGAACGGATTCTCTAGGAATTATAGATTCAACTGGTATCAAAGTTCAAAACAATACTGATACTGAATACTTTGATAGAGAACGCTTCTTGTATTCTAAGTCAAATGAAGAAGAAGGCAAAACTTCTCGTTATGATATTACTATGGATACGGCTTCTAGATATGTATCACCAGTAATCGATTTGGGTAGAAAATCAGGTCTGTTCATTGAAAATATAATCAATAATGATACGACAGATGAGCACACAAGATATGGTGCTGCCGAAACTAAATATGTTTCTAAGGTAGCTATACTTGATGATGGGCAAGAAGCCGAAGATATAAAGCTGTATTTGACTGCTTATCGTCCTGCGGATACTGATATCAAAATGTATATCAAGGTTCAAAATCCGGAAGATGGTGAACCATTTGATGATAAAATGTGGACAGAATTACAATATGAAAATGGATCGGAATTTGTTTTCTCTAATCCATCGAACCCTTCTGATTTTATTGAATACGAGTTTTCGGTTCCGAATTCTACTTCTATTTCCGGTGCTGCATTCCGCGATCCTTCAACAGGCGTTATTGAGTATACAAGAGAAGATGG